CCTTATACTCGTCGTGCTGCTGAGAAATTTCCAGAAATAGCTGACAAGTATAAAGAAGCATTAGATAAACCTGATAATCTAAGCGCACATAATATTGATGTTAGTACTATTCAGGATCCGGACTTTAATAATAAGTTACAAAAAGTAGCAGATGCGCTAGGTGTAAGTACAGCATCTCTCATAGCTGTTATGCGACACGAGTCTGGTCTAAAACCTGATGCAGTTAATAAACAGTCAGGTGCTACAGGATTAATTCAATTCATGCCAAAAACTGCGGCGGCGCTAGGTACAACTGTACAAGATTTAAAATCTATGTCTGCTGTTGATCAATTAGACTATGTCTACAAGTATTATAAGATGAGCGGTGTTCGTCCTGGAATGGATGCTGGGGATCTATATGTTTCTACCTTTATGCCAGCTGCATTAGGTAAACCTGACAATACTGTACTAGGCAAACACGGTGCATCTGGATTCTCTGGCAAAGTCTATGCACAGAACGCTGGATTAGACAGAAACAAGGATGGTACTATCACTGTAGCTGACATAAAAAGTTCTGTTAATAGATTTGCTTAATAAATATCTCCATGAACTTACATGGTAACCTAATAATCGCTCCTCCTGCTGTTAAAAATAACTTCTGGCATAAAACAGTAATTCTCATAACAGAGAATCATGTACATGGCAGTGCCGGATTCGTATTGAATAAACGCAGTCAACTGAGTATTCCTGAATTCGGACAACAACTTGGATATGAACTAGATCTTCCTGGATTTGTTTATCTTGGTGGTCCAGTTAATGTTAAAAATCTAACACTACTTCACACAAACGACTGGGCATGTAATAATACCATGCGTATAAGCGATATGTTTTCAATTAGCAGCAGCGAAGACATACTTCCTAGATTTCAAAGCAATGATTTACCGGAACAATGGCGATTCTTTTTAGGCCTGTCAGGTTGGAGTGCAGGACAACTAGAAGGCGAAATTAAAGGAACTCCTCCTTGGAATCATACTTACAGCTGGTGCGTAGCCAAGAGCAGTATTGATATGGTGTTTGGCAGTGATGCTAATGATCAATGGTGCAAAGCATTGGATCAATCCGGATTGGAATTTGCTCAAAGAATAATGGCTTAAATACAGTTTGAGTGTACAATTAATGCTCCTAAGTTGGGTCTGTAAACACAACTACAAAGAGGTTAAAATTGGATTGTTTAGTATTAAACGGTGATGGTTTACCTGTTAGCGTACTTCCTTTAAGCACAATCACATGGCAAGAAGCGATCAAGTACATGGTCTTGGAAAAGGCCGATGTGTTATTTTGGCACGAAAACTGGATTGTGCATTCTGCAACTTGGGAAACTGCTGTACCTAGTGTTATCATGCTACACGAATATTTAAAACCTAAACACAATATTCGATTTAGCAGAAATAATGTCTATATCAGAGATAGCGGCAAGTGCCAATATTGCGGAACTGCAATTGAACGCAAAGATGCTACACTAGATCATGTAATACCATTTGCCCGCGGCGGCAAAACTACCTGGGAAAATTGCACTACAGCCTGTAGTCCTTGCAATGCTTCTAAGTCCGATAAACATGGATGGAAACCTAGGCTCAAACCTTATAAGCCTGACTACTATGATCTTGTAAATAAACGCAAGAAGTTTCCGTTTCAAGTACGGACTCAAGAATGGTTACAATTTATCATATGAAAAAATTTCTTTGGAATATATTAGGATTTTGTAGTTTGGGCATGGCATACATTGGTGTTATTACTCCAGGTATTCCTTACAGTCCTTTTGTAGTATTTGCAGCCTACTGCTTTGCTAAGAGCAGTCCTAAGATGCATGCCTGGCTGTACAATCATAAATTATTTGGACCGTTTCTTACTAACTGGACACAGTGTAGAGTATTTCCATTAAAGATGAAGTTTTTTATGGTTGCTATGATGTCTAGTAGTCTAATCATTATGTACTTTACACATGTTCCTGAACGAGGCATTATTGCTACAGGCATTTTCATGTTCTTTGTAGCAGTATGGGCATGGCGATATCCTAGCACTGTAGAAGAACATGATCGTCGAATTACTGAAGGTCGTAAAGTAGGCTGGGTTAATAACTCGTTTTAATTTAAATAGCTGCAGTTAAAAGGACCTACGGGTCCTTTTTTCACGATCCTGCAAACCAAATACAGCGTCCGAACAGCTAAATATTAGAAATATACCAAATTAGAGGTACTACTGATATGAAGACACTTCCCGGCGTAAAACGTGGAGACACATGGAAGTTTGTGTTTTCCTGGAAAAACGATAATACTCCGATTGATTTAACGGATTGCACTGCCAGAATGCAAGTAAGAGCTAAACGAACAGGCGCCCTTTTAGCAGAAGCTACAAGCGATGACGGTCACATCACAATCGAAGGACTTGCAGGAAATGTTAACGTTGAATTCCCACATGCATTAACTAATAATGTTGCCATAGGTACTCATGATTCTGATTTAGAAATTACATTTCCAGATGGTACCGTACAGTCTAGCAGCACAGTTCAAATAGTAGTCGAAGAGGACATAACACGATGAGCATCCGTACCGTAACCGTTAGTACAGAGGTTACACCTACAGTAGTTGACGTTAATGTAGTGGCAATGCCCACTATTGAAGTTAACGTACCAACTGCTGTAGTTCAGGCCACGGTTGAAGCAACTCCAGTAGTAGAAGTTGCTGTAGCTAAACAAGGTCCTCCAGGTCCTCCAGGTGCAAAGGGCGATACAGGTGCAAAAGGCGACACAGGAACGCCAGGTACTCCCGGTGCAAAAGGTGACAAAGGCGACACTGGAAATACCGGATCACAGGGACTCAGTGCTTATCAAATTGCAGTTCGAGACGGATTTGTTGGCACCGAAGCCCAGTGGTTAGAAAGTCTACATGGTGCAGCATCCCCGGCTACTAGATCGACCATTGGTTCGGTTATAATTGGCGACAATATTAATGTTCAAGGCGACGGAACTATTAGTGTTCCTAAAGCAACAAACAACACGCTAGGCGTAGTAAAAGCAGGTTCAAACGTTACAATTGACGGTTCTGGTGCGATTAGCGTATCAAAAGGTGCCGGAATAAATAAAGTAATAGATATCTCGGACGTGAATCATACTGTCGGCGGAGCTAGTTTAACAGACGGTGCATTACTTATATACAACACATCGAATGAACGATGGGATACACTAAATCAATTAAATTCTATTGATCTAGATGGCGGATTTTATTAAAAAACGGAGCGACATACCAAATGGCAGTCACAGCAAATACAATTAAAATTAAACGTTCGACCGGTACGTCGGCACCAGGCTCGTTAAAGTCAGGTGAATTAGCATACTCATACGGTGCAGGGACTAGTTCCAATCACGGTGGACGACTATTCTTTGGTTCTGGTGATAATGGATCGGGCATAGCAACAGAAGTTGTAGCTATTGGTGGTAAGTATTTTGCCGATATGTTAGATCAAACTCCTGGTACGCTAACAGCCAGTAGTGCGATTATTGTTGACTCCGATGGTAAGATTGATTACTTAAAAACTACCAAGATACAGATTGGTGGTGCCACTTATCCTTATAGAATTTTTACGCAACCCGATGATAATCTCGAACTGGTTGCAGGCGGTACAGCTAATGTACAGATCAATGGCGGTATAAACAGTTTCAAACTACCGAATGCACGAACAACTACAACCGGTTATGTACTTACTGCCAATACAGATGGCACAACTAGCTGGGCTGCAGCCGCAAGTGATTTAAGTTTAAAAGCCGGTACTCATACCGGTGATACTGGTAGTGATGCTACAATTAACTTACTAACAGATGACTTAGAAATACGCGGTGATGCAGGTGCGATTACAACTGCACTATCTAAGACTACAGCTGGTATTAACGATCACTTTGTATTAGAAGTTGCTGCACGATTAGCTAGCACAAGTCAAACTGGTGTTGCTAGCTTTGCAAGTGCTACATTTGAGGTTAGTATAACCGGTGAAGTAACTGTTAAGGCAGGCGGCATTAGCAATACACAATTAGATAATAGTAGTATCTATATCGGCGATACTAGTATATCATTAGGCAATGCTAGCAACGATGTTACATCATTAAACATTGACATCACAGGTAATGCTGATACAGTAACTAATGGCGTGTACACAACTGATACAGGCACTGTTACTAACACAATGTTAGAAAACAGCACTATTAGTGGTGTTTCACTAGGCGACGATTTAGCTGACTTAACTCTAGGTACTAACTTATCATTTGCTTCAGGTTCTACTTATAACGGTGGCACTGCAAGAGAAATAGATTTAGCCAGCGCACTAACTGGTATTACTAGTATTAGTGCTTCCAGTGGTAATACTGTTACACTTAACAATGGTACTGACAACTTAGTATTTGACGCAGCAGGACAATTAGTATTACCTAAGTTTACATTCCCTAATGCCAGCGGTACAGCTGGTCAGGTATTAGTATGGCAAGGCACTGGCGCAAGCTCAATATTATCATGGCAAGATGTTAGCACATCATTAACAATTCAAGGCGATACTGGCGGTTCAAAAACTGTTAGCTTATTGCACGATAATCTAGTTATCCAAGGCAAGAGTGGCAGTGTAATTAGCACAGCAATTACCCGTACTGGTACATCGAGTGCATATACATATACACTTGACATTGACGCAAATTTAAGCAGTTACGTAACAAGTAGTAGTTTGTCA